TTTACTTGTAATTGCATCAGTTACAGTGCCATTTCCTGTAGCACCCGTACCGATAGTAGTTTTATTAATTCTAAACTTAGTAAAAATAGTTGGGTCACCACTATTTGGAAGAACTTCAGTAATTCTAGCTGAGTCATAATTTACAACTGACCCTCCATTTCCTGTAAGACCAGAAATCGTTACAATGTCACCTACTTGAAAAGAATGATCTTCTCCCGTTTCATATGTTATAACTCCGGTGGAGCCGTTAACGTTTGCACCAGTAATTGTATTTGTTTTATAAGAGAATGAACGATCAATATACATTACCTCATCACTTTCAATAAGACTAATTCTTGCCATCTTATCGTCAGCAAACTTTAAAACATTTGTTAGATTTAAAGAAGTAAAATTACTACCAGCACTTCCAGTAACTTTTGAACTTTCATTTTCAATTGTTACTACACCATTCTGTAGAAGCCAAATATCTGGGTTATCAGGAAAATTAAGAGTAGGTTCATTTTCGTTGTATGTTTTCTTTATCTGCAGTATTTGGTCATACCAATAATCTACACTGCCTTTTGTATCAGTAACATGATTTGCTAATACAAGGTGTCGGGAACTTTGAATACTAGAATTATAGTTTTTTATTACAACAAAGGCTTCATCGTTAAGAAGTGTTCCAGTATTTGTAACCCACCAAGGAAACTGAGATGGATTAGCCCTGTACTGAGATAAAAGGCTATAATCCAATCCATCTACAGTTACGTTCTGCCCTGTGTCTTTTGTTTCTCTGGGAGAGTATAGAACGACGGGATTAGTTGCGAACTTAAACTTTTTATTCGCTTGTCCCGGGCCTGTACTAATAACAGATCGAGTATTTGTAATTCCTCCTTTTAAAAGACCAAAAATTCTGGGATGAGTTCCTGAGTAAAAGTCTTCTATAGTTATTACTGTAGTAGCGGGCTCTGAAGTTCTACCCCTAGCGTCCCTTGTTCTCACAACTATTGTGTAAGATCCATCTGGAACTTCATCTACTGCAAGAGTTGTATCGGTAACCATTTCAGTGCCCGGTCTACCAGGAATTCCAGTGGTTACTTCATACTCAACAACATTTTCTGAATTTTCTGGTGGAGCCCATTGAATTACAAGCTCTTCTCCGGGTTTATCCATATTTGACATACGCAAAACTCGTAAGCCTTGCGGAGGCTCTAGTTTTGATTTTGGCCCGTCTATAGGAAATAAAGGATCATCCAAAGTAGGAGAAAAGTTAGTTTCAATACTATCAAACTTTTCGGGATGGTATTCTGCAGCAGCAATATTGTATAGATTATCTTCATCGTTTACGATAGAAAGAATTTTATACTGTTTATAAGAAGCTTCAGTAGGATTATTTGCATCATCTTTTAATGCCCAAATCTTTCCGTGCAAAGCGCTTTCTTTTTCAGAGTCTGAAAGTTCAGTAGTTGTAAGAACACTTGTCCCTGCAGCAATTTGAGCCTCTGTCTCAGAACAAGACACTTCTTTAACTCTAGTTCCTGTTGTATAAGATAAGTTTAAGAGAGTGCCATTGTCTCCGTAAGCATCTCGTGTAAACTTTTCAAAATCTTCTTCTGTCCAAGCTCCATTAGTGCCGGAGCCCGACTGATCAACAGTAACGGTAACATTATCGGCATCTTTCCAGCTTGATATAGTATCTCCAGTATCATAAGTTACGTTACCTACTGTAGCGCCTTCATTCAGTACAACTGTTTTTTCTGCAAGAAGCAAAGAAAGTTTAAATGTTGGTGATGTAGAAGATATTATATTTTGAGCAATAGAACTACCATCCAAGGTCTCGCCTAGATTTCTATCAAGAGTAATTGTTGACACTCCGGAGCTTTTTGTTATATTTACAACTCTTCCACCATAATTAAAACCATAATCATGATTGTCCTGTACATTTATAACATCTCCAGGAGCTAAAAATACTGCGTTAATTGCTGTTTTAAAAGCTACTACTTCTGTTTGATTAATAGAAGTCCAAAGCTTCCATCTACCGTACCTTACAGCCTGCCCTCTTGATGTACAACCAAAAGCCAAAGCTTTACCCTTTACTACTTTTCCAGTTTTTACTATATTTTCTCGATCTTCTACAAAGAGCGGTTCTCTTTTGTATTCATTTTTAGGATTATTCCAAGTTACTACAATTTGATTTTTTCTAGTTTTACTGCCTGTTTGTTCATACTCAAATTGACCTTCTACTACATTTGACTTATTAAATGTATATACAGGAGCCTTTTTTTCATCCATCACGGCAGTTAGTTTACCATCCATCCAATATAGCATACCTCTAAATATAGTAGCCATATCTTTTAAAACTTTGTAACAATCTGTAGCTTTTGTAAGGTAAAGATTTGCTCTAAAACGGGGCTCAAATCCTCCGTTTCCATCTGGCACTAGCTCATCACAGTATCTTGCAACTTTGTACAAGGAAAAAATATCTATGTCAATATCTTTTACAAACTCTCCAAGGCCATACCTGTCATTAACGAGCATATCATGAAATACCCATGCAGGGTTATCTGTATACACTTTTTCCTTTCTAAAAGTCCCTGTAAAAAATTTAGTGGCGCTGGAAGTTCCGTCTTTAAAAGTATGTTGTCCATACAATCTTTGAGCATCAGGAAAACTACCTACAGATTCAGAGCTTGTAAGATTTGTATGCTCAGCAGTTATTAAACCAAACTCTTCTCGGGGCATATAATTATCAGGCACTAATACTTTCATACCATAACACTCATAGTTTCTACTTGGCATACTAGTAAACTGTCGAGTGTTAAAAGTAACATTTGCTACTGCTGTATAGGGATAGTGCACTCTATCAGTAATTACTCCAAGTGCCTGTGAGATACCCCCTGAGTGAATACCCTGATAAGTATTATCACTATGTCTAAACCCAATATTTGGGTAGCCATGAGCTCTACCACTACCATCTTCTGTATTATTTTCACTATTCGTAATTCTGACGACTACTATTTTGAATCCTGAGTAAGGCTGATAAGGGCGAAGATTAATTGTGTGAGTAAAAGTTACTCCGCTTAAATGTTTTCCTCCGTGCTTTATGAATGTATTTTGTGGATCTAAAACATCCACAAAAGTTTGATTATTACTAGTTACTATACTATCTTCAGGGGAGGAACTGTTAGCATCTAAGTCTGCCATAGGAACCCATAAACCCCCTTGAGTACCAAGCTGTAAAACAGTAGGGGAAGTAACGCTTAGAGGAGCTCCTTGATGATTGGTAATAAACTGCTTTCTTAGTTCATCTCCGACAGTTGTATCGCCCTTGTAAAATCCTCTATCAGTAAAAGTAACTCCGTCTTCATTTTGTGTAAAAATTCTAATTACATATGCTGCTCCAGCTCCTTCCTTATCTCCGGTATCTTTATTTAATAAATACAGTCCAGCATTGTATCTGAATATTAGTCTTACAGAGTCTATTTCAGCAGCAGCATCCCCAGTATAAACAATACTTTTAGGAGCTCCTGTATCTAACTTTGCTACTGAGGAAACAGGAAGCGCTACTGTATTTACTCCTGCATCTCCACTTAAATTTTCTATAGGGTCTTGATCTACTGTTCCGGGCCTAAACTGATACCCTGAAGACGGAATTTTTTTATAATCATAATTTCTAGTTTGCACCCCATTACTGCTAGTATAAATTGGGGAGGAAATAGAAAAAGAACTATTTGTAAAAGCTTTAGAAGGAGCAGTAGCTAAAGTTATAGTATTATCTGTTATATTATTGATTTTTCTTAATTCAGAAACTCGGACTGTTAAATTAGCGCCCGATTGAGTAATCCAACTAGAGTTTTCCAGATTTTTTGTTGAAAGAGCTATTTTAATGTTATCTGCACCGCGTTGAAGTATCATTCCGGAAACAAATCTATCCCCACTCTCGCTCCATACTTCTACAATGCCATTTCCGTCATCAAAAGCACTTTGTCGTATATTTCTACGAGTTGTTGTTACAGCATTAGGCAAAGATGAAAAATCACCATCTAATACTAATTCAAATCCTGTTTGTTGATTATTTGCTGCAGGGGCGCTAGTACTATTGTATGCAATTGTTGTAGAACCTGCTGTATTCACAAAATTATATAAATTGTGAATAAGTAAAAATCTTGTACCAAGCTGACCAGGACTAGGAGAGTAATCAAACTCAGCATCTTTATAATTGTTTATAGTAATTGTAGCAGTCGCAGGGTCAGCAGAGCTAATACTAAGTCCTGTAGTTGATGTTACTCCGATTTCACTATCTGCAAATAATGAATCATCGTTTAGGAATATACTTTTTCCACCAAAAACCAAACCTTGTATAGGCCCTTCTGAAATAACATCAGTCACAGAAAGCACCTGCTCCGTAGAGCCGGCGTTCATTCGAGCCCTAATTGCAGCTTCCATATCACTATCAGTAATTTCTGGTACGTACATATTTTTTCTCTATTTAAACGGCTAGTTTAGCGGCGTCTTGAGTTTTTGATGAAAAGTAGGATCCAGCACCTTCGTATATTGAGCTACCATTCGCTCCTATCATAGAGTTTAATCCGGCATTTGCTCCCATCATCTCAAACGAAATGGGCTGACCTGGAACTCTTAATTTTCCATATAGAACAGGTACAGGATCTCCTTGTATAATATTTTGCGCTTGACCATTAAATAAATAAGATTGATCTTGCTCAAACTCTGCATCTACCGAAGGATCAGGGGCCATCATTTCAGCAAGACCTGATATGGCTAGTCCTATAGCTAGTCCTATAGCTATTTTTCCTGCTAGAGTACCTGCTGCCATTGCAAATCCTGCAGTTAATCCTCCGAAAGTTCCTCCTACAGCGGTTCCAAGAACAACTTGAAGACTATTAGCAAAAACTAAATACCCTCCTACAGCTACTAAAGCAACTATAGCAACTGCAGCGAGTATTTTTCCAAAACCTTTACCAGAGCCGGCGGGAACAGGAGTAACTACAATATCTCCTTCTCCTATGGTCATTATACATTCTTCTAAGTACTCTACTTCTTGTCCACCGATTTCTATGTGAAAGCCAACCTCTTCTTCATGTTTTTCTGCTAAATACGGCATAAATTCTGAAAAGTTTGCATCTAAACATTTAAAAACTTCTGCGGTATTTTCACAGTCTATTTGCATATGGGGCAAAAACTTATCTCCCATTTCACCTTCAAAGTATACATTACGCAACATATCTATACGCCTTATCAATATAACTTATCCAAAAAGGATAAAGATTTTCTCTACAAGAGAGACGATTAGTAGCATGATGATAAAATACATCATTTCCCAAAAAAACTCCGCAGTGATTTGCTACCTCAGAGTCTATTTTAAAAGTCAAAAGATCATTTTCCTTCAAGTCATTTATATCGATCTCTTCACCTCCCCACTGTTTTACTATTTCCGGACAAAAATAGTCTAATCCTGTGTCTTTATTGTACCATTCTTTTTCCCACAATATTCTATTCGGTATATACATACCTTTTGATAAATAGTAGTCTCTTACCGCTTCGAAACAATCCGTCACCCCAAATTCATACTCTCTACCATAAAGCTCTGTTAAATCTTTTTTTGGCTTTACTACTGCCATTTGCATATCGGGGTAAGAAAAGATATAGTAAGGTATTCCTAAAGCATTGCATTGATTGATATCTGGGGTGCTTGGTTCGGGGCTTTCATCGGGGTGGCTATGCACAACGCCCACTATATCATGAGTTCTTTTATACTTTATGTACTCACTAGAGTCCATAATAAAGTTTTCATTTACTTCTGCTATATTTTTACAGGGTAGCCACTCTGCTTTTCCCTTTTTTATCCCTAAAAGGCCACAGCCTTCTTTTGGGTATTCTTCTGCAAAATGACTTTCTATTTCAGTCAAAAAGTTTTGTATCATCTTATTCTACGAGTTCCAGGGAACCCTCCAAATGGTAGTGAAATATTATTGTTAAAAGTTGCTAGAGGCGCTCCGTGATAACGACTTACACCAGTATAATTTGCAATGCTGCCAGTTGTATCTGTACCTCTATCATTTACAGCTCTTGGATTTGGATTTACAACGTTGAATCCTACTCCGGCTCCCCCGCCTTGAATAAGCACACTTGCTTGGTAACGAGCTTTACAAGATTGCAATAGTTTTCCGCATACATCTGCTTGCATCCAAAAAGCAGGATTATCGGCAGGAACCTTTGCTCCAGGCCCAGGATTTAAGGTAGTGCCCGGGCCACTACGCCTCATAGCTTTATAAACTATTCCATTATCATACACATAATCATTTTGCCTATTATCTACTTCATTAACCTCGTATGTATTTCCAGGTCTCCAAAGCTCATAAGTTCTTACAACTCTCCAATTTCCGCTACCCTCAAAAGGATCACTTGTAGTACCTTGTATTAAACATTGATAATATATGCCATTATGAAATGCAAATCCATTTTTTCCATATGAGGCTCCGCCTCTACTTGCATGAGTTGTATCGTGTAATAAGGTTATTTGAGAGTCTGTCGTTCTCACATCGTCTTTGAGAACTAAAGGTTCATCATCAATAGTAAAAAATAATAATACATCATTTGTACCATCTGATAAAGTATTTTTCCAATAACAAGCACTTTTGACATTAGTATTTGATTCAGTCCATTGTTTATATACCCAAGGACAGTATTTTCCTGTTACAACTCTACTAGGCACTTTTACATCGGCCAAATCAAAAGGGCTTGCTAATTCAAACGTAACAGCGATGGAAGTTTTTGAAGCAATTCTATCTATAATATATGTTGCTTTCGGAAACTGAAAGTGAGAGGTTCTAGTGGTATCTACTCCTACTTCTTCTACATATTTTGAAAGAGTTTGCCTACGAGTTACTCTTTTTCCAACTAAATCATCTAATTGAAAATCATTTTTGTTATCTGTAACATCTTTGTCAAAAACAGATCCAGATTTAAATAAACTTTCAACATTTGGAATTGTTATACTTGGTCGATTCTGAGCTCCATCTCCTCTAATCTCTATTCCACTCATTACTATTGGAAAGGCATTGTACTCTTTTGGTTGAGTTCCTGATGCACCGTTATTAAATTTTATGGCATTTTCTGTATTTTCTGAATGAAAGTACAAAGGTTCAGCTCCTTCTGTAAGCTCAACTTCATACAAAGTGACAAAAGCTTCGTCCGGAGCCATCTCTAGCTTTTGTACTTCTCTTGCAATTATTTCACTCATTAGTAGACTCGTCTTAGTTCCATAGAAAGTGATTGAACATCATCGTGACCTATATTTACACTGTAAGTATCACAAACAACTTTAAGAGTTTCTCGTTCTAAAATTATAGGAAAACTTTGAGGAGTTTTAGTATCTAAAAAAGAAGATATAAGAGCTATTTCTTCCCACCTTCTATTCGCTAAATTAACAGTAAACTTTTCTGCAATATGATTTAGACCATCTCGAACTCTTTGTTCATATCCATCACCAAAATTTGCAGTTAAAATTCTTTGCTCTCTAGTTCGAGAAAATCCTCTATCAAATTTTATTTCTGCTGTTGTAGCTCCGCTCGGAAAATTGTAAGCAATAATAGCTGTTCGATCCTCTCCTGAATCAGCATCAAGATACTTTGCACCTAAATCATCATACATTAATCTTTCTGGAGTACCCGCAACACCTGGCTGTCCCGCGGTAGTGCTTGTTACAGGTTTCGGTATAGTAAAACTAAACGCTCTTTTTGGCATTATGCTACTCCGTAGGGGCTAAGTATTCCACCCGATCTTTTTTGATTTTGCAATTCTTTTTGAACCGCTACTGCTACTAGATTTCCTAACTCAGAGGCCATTTTACCATCTGTTTGAGATACTGATGAAGAAGCTCCTCCTTCATTGTCTACATTCACATTTACAGTAACATTATTTTGTTGGCCTCCACCACCGCCCTGCATAGTTACAGGAATGGTTCTTCCATCAGGCAGAGGAACTACTGCTTCGTTTCCATGTAAAACTGCAGGATACCCTGAGCGGGGGCCTTTTGCAATGCCTCCGGTATTATAAGCCGATACTTTATCTGAAACCAGACCTCCATCTTTAAAGAAAAGATTGGTAGCGGCGGCTTTAAGAGTAGCTGCTGTATTTGCGATAAGAGCAGTAGTATTTGCCTTCTCTGAAATTAATCCTAGTTTTGCTAGTATTTTCATGATCATATCAATAGCAAGCAATGCGGCACTAACTTTTTGTATCTTTTCTCCGATTGTTGTATTTCCTAACACAGTGCCCACTAACAAACCCGTAGCTGCAATATTCTCTCCTAAAACACTTTTCAATCCATCTAAAGGACTTTCTCCAGCATTGCCATCCTCTCCTATAATATTGCCATCTGCATCTTTTTTCTTTTCTCTTTCTGGAACTGTAATTTCTTGTAGTACATCTGCACTTTTTACTGTTTCTTCGGGAATAGTTGCAGCAGTGACTTCTCCTGTATCCATGCCCGTTCTTTGAGAAACAGTTTGTTCATCTTTACATAGGTTCAAACAACCCGAGGATTGTATCTGTTCTCCTGCAAGACGACCGCCTTCTTTTATTACTTCAGCAACGCCTTCAGCCGCAGTTTTAACTTCTGTAGCTAAAGCCTTACCTCCATCAACGATGCCTTGCTGTACACCTTGTTGAGCTGTTTGTGCGATTTGCTCAGGAGTGAAGTCTTTCTTTTGATCTCCAAAAAATCCACTTTCCATGATTGGACGTACAAACATTTCTTCGATAAACTTATCTTGAACAGTTTGTAATACATCCTGAGCTATTCCAGCAAGCGCATCTTTAAGGCTACTAGTCTTACCTGTAATTACATCGAAAGTTGCTCCGATTGCATCTCCTAGACCATCTCTAAAGGCGCCGCCTGCAGTTTCTAATACTTGATTTATACCTTCGGCTTTTTCTGTTGCCACTTCTAGGCTTGATACGACTCCCCTCATCTCTGCTTCTTTTGCGTTTAAAAGAGTTGTTTCAAGAGCAAGCGCAGCATCTCTTGGGCCTTTAAAGTCTATACTTTCTAAATCATTGATTAAACTATTTATACTAGTAACAGTATAAACTAAGTCTCCTCCTCTGCCTGCTTCTTTTAATCTTGCAACTTCCTCTTGTTTAAACTTCTCTAACTCCAGAATGGTTTGCTGTCTTTTTGCCTTATTAAGTTTAAATTCTAAATTAATTTGATCCCTTTTTATTTGAGATTCTAACCTAGCTTGATTTATTCTTTGTTCCAGAGTGCTTTTTTCTAGCTCAAGTGTTTCTTTGCGGATAAACTGTTCTTGATCAAAGAATGGATTGCCTACAGATCTTCTTTCTGCCTCTAACTTTATCTGTCTCGCTGCGTCTGCTTTATTTGCTTCAGCTATCTGTCCTAGTGTGGCTATTCTTTTTTGTGTAACAGAAAGTAATTCTTTTTCTATATCAATTCTTTTTTGGCCTAAGGCCATGTCTTGAGTTTGGGATTCAATTACAGCTAACTGGCTTTGTAGTGTATTCTTTTCTCGGAGCAACTCTAAATCTTTTTGTGCTACTGCTAATTTCTGCTCCTCTAGGGCCAACGCTTGCTGTAAATTAGGAATATTCCTTCTTTGCAGCTCTGAAGCAGTTTCTGCTTGTGCCGCAGCTAGTGTTTGAGCAGCCACATTTCTTGCTCCAGTAAGCTGGGCTACTTTTCCCTCTGCCTTTAACTCTCCACTTTTAAGATTATTAAGTTTTCCTTGCAAGGAAAGACCATTGCTTCTTATTGCATTTGCTTCTCTTCCTTTTTCAATAGAAATATCAAAAAATTCTCTATTTGCCTCAACTGCTTGATTTATTGTTTTATTAAAGTGCTCTAACTCAAGATTTCTCATGTTAATTTCGAGCAGCATTGCATTATCTTGAGCAAGTATTTTATCCTGCGCATCTATTTGATCTTGCAATGCTTGCTTAGCATCTTTATTTCTTTGTAATCTTTCTCGTTTTGCTCGGTCCCCTTCGTTACCGTGTGCTGGAGCAGCTTCTCCAACAAAAGAATCAAATTCAGCTTGTTTGGCCTCTTTAACTGCCTGAGAAGCATCAATACTTGCGTTTAATCCCTTGATTCTAGCATCACTCAGCGCTAGTTCTGCTTTTAAAAGGCTATTAACACCATCTAAAACAGAAGTTGGTTTTGCACTCTCTGATAGTTTATCTAGTTCTGCTTGTGTGGCTCTTGATGCGTCTGCTAGTTGTTTTTGTGCGGCCCCTGCCTCTATAAGCATATTTTTATAGTTTAGATAATCTTTTCTAGCTTCATCTGCTCCTTCACCGCCTTCAATTACTCTTCTCGTCAATTCGCCAAGAGTAGGATTAATTTCTGTAACTTCATCTAAAGTTCCTTCTAAAGAAGCTCTTAACTTATCTGTTTCTACTCCTGGCTTTGCATTCTCTAAGTCTTTAAAATCTTGTATAAGTTTATCTAAATTAGCAGTATTTGCAGCATTAGCTAATTGCTCTAAACGTTGAACTAAAGATACATCTGTATCTCTCATTGCATTTTTAATGCCAACTAATTCTTTTGTTAAAGTATCGTAGCTTTTTGCAGTATCATCCACCTCATCTTGCAACTCTTTTAATGCCTTTCTACCAGGAATAAAAGCATCTAAAAGCATGCTTCCTAAATCTTTTATTAGAAAAATTAGCCCAATAATACCTGTCGCCGCAAATGCAGCATTCATGACTCTTGACATTTGAATAGAAGCCCTAGATACAAGAGTAGCCATCTTTTGGTAACTTGCACCGATACTAGCCGCAGCAATTTTATGGGCAAGAGATAATTTTTTAAGATTACTCAATTCCGTTACATTGTGCTTTTTAAGAATGGTCATTCGTAAATTATAAGATCTACGCATATCAGCAACTTGCTGAGCATTCATATGCTTCAGAATACCAGTTCTCTTTTTCGCACTTGTAGCTATTTGCATCTCAGCATGTTTAAGTACTTTATCCGCATTTTTAGCTTGTGCTGCAGTCTGATCTCCAGTGCCTTGTAAAAATGCTAAAGCTCCGGTGGTTTTTGTTGCTTTTGGTCCCCCAGCTTTTTTTGCAGCTTCATCAGCTTGTCTTCTTATTTCTTTTTCTTCTTTTCCTAAAGTAGCTAAGTCAAGAGAGTATCCTTTTGCTTCTTTTGAAAGATCAGCATATCTACCTTTTTGAGCCTCTAAAGTTTTTTCAGCACTTTCTCTCCAGTCTTCCAAATTAGGAATTATTGCTTTTGCAATGGGAAGAGCAAACAGTGCTAAAGAAGCTGCTAAAGCTCCTGTATTTTGTGATAGAAACACAAAAACAGGTCGTAATGTGTCAATAACGCCTACTTTAAAGGCATTTATAAGTTCATCAAAACTATTTAGAAACTGATTCAGAGCAAATGTGCCAGGTTTAAGATTCTTTTCAAGAGCACCAAACTTTGTATTTGCTTGTTCTAATACTTCATTTGCTACTGCTTGGCTTCTTTCGAAAGCAGAAAGCTCTCCTGCACTTTTTCCTAACTGCTGTGCATATTTTCCGAGAGCAGTATCTAAACGAAGTACAATACCTAA